TGTATTGCTGTTCGTGAGTACTTTTTGATGGGCATAAAAAAACCGCCGAAAGGCGGTTTAATTTGTTTAGTTTTTATTAATTTGATTAATCTATAGGGTATGTTTTTTCTTCAGTTTCAGTAACTGTGGCATTGAACGAATTAGTACCACGGTAAGTTGTTTGTACTAATATATGATCTCCTTTATCCCAATACACTGTTTTAACGTGTTCATAGCTATCAGGGTTTTTCATTTTGCTCTTTATATATTTTTCGAATTGATAATGAGAGCCATCAAATTCACTAAACTGTTTTTTTATTGAGCGGACTCGCTCCATTTTCTGATCGTAATATGCGTATTTCTCTTGGTACTTCTCATTATCTGGTGCAAGCTTTATGAGCTGCTCGTAAACTTCAAAATTCTTTAGTGTTAGAGCTGCCGGTATTTTTGCGACCTTTGCCACTAAATCTAATTCTTTTGCTTTGTTACGCAGTTTTATTAAGTTTGGATCCTGCACAGTGTTGTATGGGCCAGCAGCTTGAATTGCTTTTAAGTATTCACCATCTTCAATAAATTGGTTCATTTTCTCTAATAGCTGCGTTTTATTTTGATTGTATTTAGATAATTGAGTGTTTCTTACTTGTTGCTGTGCGGTTTCATCCCTTGCATCCTGAATGCTCGAGTAACCGAAGTAGAGTACAACCAGTACGACAATTAAACCACCACACCCTAAGTTAGCTCTTTTCTTTTTGTTAGTAGCACCACAGCTTGGGCAGGTTGCCGCATTTTTGCTAATTTGGTGGCCGCATTCTTTACATTTAATTAGTGCCATGTCATTCCCTTATGTTTCCTGCTTGATAATTTTATATGTTAATTTCTTTTTCGGTAACTGCCAATAACTACGCCACAAATGACGGCATCAGGCAGCATTTCTATTATTGGGTTAGGCCAGTTTGGGTTGAGTGCTTTTAAGTATTTTTGCGAGCCATCAATAATAAGTTGTTTAAATGTAGCCTCAGTATTGCCATTTTGCCTAATAACAACGCACGAACCATTACGCGCTTCGACCTCTGGATCAACAAAGATTATTTCGCCATTGATAAAGTCGGGTGACATTGACTCGCCTTTTACTTCAAGCGAATAAGTATATTGACTGTGTTTTTCTGGGCATGGGTAAAATTCGTCAACATCATTTAAATGTATATCAGTCCAATGACCAGCTTGCACCCAACTAATTAACGGGACGCTAGGACTAAATTTTTTCATTTCTACAGTGTTGTTTTCACTTAAACCCATACTACCACTGCCAGATTCTAACCAATCTGGTGATACATTTAGGAACCTTGCTATAGCGACAAGGTTTCTCGGCTTTAAGGTCTTACCCGAGCATATGGCATGAATGGACTGCTGGCTAGCACCTATAGCGCTAGCGACTTTTTCCTGAGTTATGTCTTTCATCTCTAAAACATAACTTAAACGCTTAGCTAATGTATTCATAATTATTAATTTTTATGGTTTTTCTCATTTTACAAGAAAATTTGTAACATAGAAAACAACTTAAATTGTTGTAAATTACAATTTAAGTTGTATGATGTGAGGAGTTAATTACAAAGTAGGTATCAAAATGACTACTCAACCAGCATTACAAAAAGCAATTGCTACTTTAGGTGGCCAAGTAAAACTTGCCGATGCAATTCAGACTTCTCAACAAAACGTATCTAACTGGCTAAGAACCGGCAAAGTTGCGCCTGATAAAGTGATTCTTATTGAAAAAGTCACGGGCGTGTCTAGACATGAACTGCGGCCTGATATTTATCCGCCTGAGGAAAGTAAGCAAGCTGCTTAGGTTGGTAGTTTTCATGTTGGGTTACTCCTGTGTTGTTGTGTGGTTAATTTTAGTGCAATAACACAATGTGGGGTAAACCTGCGGAATATATGTTTTTTTATACAGGTGATTTATGGCGGTTAAAGATTTGACGCTTAGTTTTACTGTTGATAATTCGGCAGTAATGCCACTTTTTGAACGTTTGCGTTCTGCGCTTGAAAAGCTAGAGGTGCATGTGACTAATTTGGTGCGCACTAATATTGAAGAGCTGATGGAAAAAGATGATTTGGTTGTGGTGGTAACTCATTTTAATAAAGACGATATGAGTAGTGTGGTGTGTCTTTATCCAAGTGAGGGTTTATTACGTATTGCGAAAGCTGTGTTTGATAAACGATATGAAGACTTATTGCCACCACAGCTGGGTAACCTTGCCGCGGTGTATGAAAAGCATAGGGGCTCAAAATGAGCCCAATAACTTACTCTAAATCTGGGTCGTATTTATTAGAGTCTCTTATCATAGTAAGTATGGCGGCGAGCTCTGCTTTTAGCCCTTCAGAATACTTATCTGATTTCATGAAGGCGGCAGTTAAATTTTCAAGGCTCACGGTTATATCAATTTTGCCAGCCCTTAAACTAGAAATTATGCCAAGAATAATTATTTCTTGTGCTGAGTTTCTATTCTCTAGCGCCTCAACTCTTTTAGTCAAATCTTGTAAAGAAACGTTCATTTTCACCTCTTGGTTATTGTTTATTCGAATTAGCATTCATGAAGATAACAAAGCCAAGGGGTGAACTCTATTTATAAATTAACAGGACAGTGAAAGGGGGTTTAAATGAAAAAGCTTGCTGAACGTGGCGATGTCAAACGAATAACCCTGAATACGTGGCGCGAGCTTTTCAAAGGCGCTGCGGATTTCACTGGTGGTGGCGTTGTTGGCAAATACATTTGTGTACATGATTGGCAGCCTTATTACGATTTAATACCAGATGATGCGGTTTTGAGTGATGCTGACGTTGATGAGCTTTGGTTAAAGCCAGACGTTAGGTGCGGTGGGTTTGACGGTACTTTTGATAAAAACGATTTAATTTTACACATGATTTAGCTTTCTTATTTTGGTTTGTTGGTTTGGTTACTGAACATACTAATTTAAGGAAGCGCTTTAATACAACACAGGAATAATAACAATGCAGCAAACGACTTTGCAGGATTTACAGGATGCATTGCAGTACCTTGACCCTAATTGCTCGCGTGATGAGTGGGTTAAGGTGGGCATGGGTATTAAAAATGAGTTTGGTGATGCGGGCTTTGATGCGTTTGATAGTTGGAGCGCTGGCAGTGAGCAATATAAACCGAGCGATATTAAAAGTACATGGCGCAGTATTAAGGCTGGCGGCGGTACTACTATTAAAACCGTTTTTGGTATGGCTAAAGATAATGGCTTTACTGTTAAGCGTGAGCCGATATCCCCAGAAGAACAAGCCAGGCTTAACGCTGAATTTGCACAACGTGCTAAGGAGCGCGAAGCGCAAGAGGCAGAAGATGAAGCCGCGCGCCAGCGTTGGCATGGGGTGATTGCTGATTTTTCCAAAATACTTGTCGACCAATTTACTAAACCTGTTAACTCTAATAAATATTTGGCTACCAAGAAGGTGGCCAGTTTTGGTTTAAGCAGCTTTAAAAGTGCTGTGATAGTTATTTTTAGGCCTAATTTTACGGCTGAGACTGTGACAGGTGGTAAAGAGATTAAACAGTTTTTTGCTGATTTGCCTGATAAGGAAAGCCGCGAGTTTAGTTTTTTACATTTTAAGCGTGGTGATTTAGTGATGCCGTTAATTGATATTAATAAGGCGCTTTGGAATATTCAGGTTATTAATGAGCAGGGTACTAAGTTGTTTTTAAAGCATGGCCGTAAGGCTGGGTTGTTTCATTTTATTGGTAAGGCGAGCAGTTGCAATATTTTGGCGGTTTGTGAGGGGTATGCCACTGGGGCGAGTATACACATGGCGACTAAGTGGCCGTGTGCTGTTGCGCTTGATGCGGGTAATTTGATGGCGGTGGCTACTGAGCTTAAACAAAAGCTTACTGATAAAACCTTTATATTTTGCGCTGATGACGATGCCAATACGAAGGGGAACCCGGGTGTAAGTATGGCTAATGATGCTGCGGCTGCTGTTAATGGTTTGGTTGCGATACCTGACTTTTCTGCTGTTGTTGATAAGGCGGCATAATGGCAAAGAGTACTTTAAATGATTGGAATGATTTACATGTTAATGCTGGGCTTGATGCGGTTAAAGCACAATTACTGAGTGTGGTCGATAAGCCTAGTGCTAATGATGGTAAGCAAGAAAATAACCCGCCGCCGAAAAACGCTGACGCGCGAGAGCGTTCTCTGGGGGATGAGCAGTGGCAAGACCGTTTCCAAAGAACGAATTCGGGTAATCCTCAGGCGAGTATTAGTAATACTAAACTTGTGCTTGAAAATGACCCCGCTTTTGATGGTGTTTTGGGCTATTGCGACTTTAGTTACCGTATTATTAAACGTAAGAAACCACCTTTTTTAAAGGGTAAAGCGGGTGAGTGGACCGATACTGACACTGAGCGTTTACGTATTTACCTTTCTGAAACGTATGGCTTTACGCCTAGGGCCAATGATGTGCTGGGTGCTATTTTGGTTCACTCTGAAGAACATGCTTTTCACCCTGTTAAAGATTATTTGAATTCGGTTAAGTGGGATGGTACACCGCGCGTTGCTATGTGGTTGCAGAACTATTTGGGCGTGAATGACTCCTTGTATGCAAGCATGGTAGGAACATATTTTTTGATATCGGCTGTGGCGCGGGTTATGCGGCCGCCCGTTAAAGTTGATTCGGTGTTGATTTTGGAAGGGCCTCAAGGCTTGGGTAAGTCGACTATGTGCCATAATTTGTTTGGTGATTGGTTTACCGATACCCCTATGGCGCTTGGTGAAAAAGATGCTTTTCAGCAAATGCAGGGGATGTGGGGTATTGAGCTGGCTGAACTTGACTCGTTTAATAAGGCTGAAAATACCAAGGCTAAGCAGTTCTTTGGCTCTCAAACTGATAGGTATCGGCCTAGTTATGGCCGTATGGTGCAGGAGTTCCCGAGGCAGTGTGTGTTTGTGGGTACCACTAACCAAGATACGTATTTAAAAGATTCTACGGGTAACCGGCGTTACTGGCCTGTGATGTGTACAAAGATATGCCAAGATGCGATTGCCCGTGATAGGGACCAGCTTTGGGCTGAGGCGCTAAATATGTTTAATGATGGTAATGCGTGGTGGCCTACTGAAAAATATAACCATTTATTTGAAGCCCAACAGGAAGAACGTTTCGATTCTGATGTGTGGGAAGGTATGATTTATAAATGGTTGTTCACTAATAGGCGCCATGATTATTCTTGTGCTGAGATAATGGAAGAGGCGCTTACAATGGATCCTCATGCTATGCGGCCACCTGAGCAAAAGCGTGTTGGGCAGATTATGCATAGGCTTGGGTTTGTTAAGAAGAAGAAGCTGGTTAATGGTAAAAGGCCGGCATTTTATTATCCACCAAAGGGGTTTTGGGATGCTCAATAGTTTTATTGCTATGACAGTGACACTTAGTGTGCCGCTCTGTAGCCCTTGTAATGAAAGGGGGTGTCATAGTGTCATGGTGTGTCACGGTGTTTTTGCGCACACATACGCGCGCGGGTGCGAGCGGATGCGCGTTTTTTCTACTTTCTATTTATATGCTTGTTCTTATGTATGTAAAATAACCATGACACAGTGTGACAGTATGACAATACCAGCAAATACAAGGGTCGTGGCTGTCATGGTTTTATGTCACGGTAAAATAACGGTGACAATTGCCAAATTAAACAATAAATCATTTCCTGAGGTGTCTAATGAAGTTAATTGCTAAGAGTCTTTCTGATGCTATCTGTTGTTATTGTAATGATGAGATAAAAAAGGGAACTCCTTTAATTGAATTTCCTTTAGGTGGTGAGGCCCACTTGCGTTGTTACGATAATGCTCATTTAAATATAATTAGAGACCGAGAGTCTACTGATGAATGGTCAAGCATTATTCATAATTGGTTGCGAGCTAACCAACAGGATGATTATTCTTGTGAGCAGATTTTTGTTGAAGCTGTAAATGGTCAGTTGGAACGTTTATCTAATGAGGATAAAAAAAGAATCGGTGCTGTGATGCATGAGTTGGGCTTTGTTAAGAAGAAAAAACGTATTAATGGTTTTAGACCCGCTTTTTATTTTCCACCTAATAAGTTCTGGGGTTAATTATGCAGTTAGTTACGACGATTGATGATTTGCTTAATGAATGGGGTGTGTGGTCTCAGGCTGGGTTAGGGCTTACGCTGAGCTCTGCATCGAATGATGGCGTAGTGGCGCTAATTGACGATGATATGGGTTTGTTGATTGACCAAGCGGTGGCAATGCTTGGGTTATATGCTCCAAAAACGAAAGTGGTGGTTATGATGAGTTACCGCTCTCAGTTGAGTACTAGGATTATTGCTAAGAAATTAGATATTGGTGAAACCAAAGCTAGGCAGTTGTTGTTGAGTGGTTCGGCTTGGCTTGAGGGTCATTTAATGGCTAAAGGGGTTTTAATTAAAACTGCTGCATAAATAGTTTGCAATTGCGCGCGCAATAACTATACTAATTCAGGTAAGCTTAGCAAAGCTGCATCATAAAGCCCGAGGTTAACACTTTGGGCTTTTTTGTGTCTGCTGATTAATCCTTACATCCTGTTGTTGTAACCCGCTTTGGTTTTGCCTTAGCGGGTTTTTTACGTTTGAGGCCTTAAATGAAAGTTAACAAACTATTAGCCGCTGGTGTTACGGGCGTTCTTGCTTTAGCTGGTGTGATGGTTGCTGAATTTGAGGGTGAAGTAAGAACAGGATATGTAGACCCTGTTGGGGTGGTTACTGCCTGCTTTGGGCATACCCAAACAGCTGAGCTTGATAAGGCTTACACTGAGACTGAATGTTTAAATCTGTTTGCAATGGACTTAGGTGATCATAATGAGCAGTTATTGATATCGGTTAAGCAACCGCTTTCAACAAGCGAGCATGCTGCTTATTTGTCGTTTCACTATAACGTGGGCGCTGGGAACTTCCGTAGTAGTACGTTGCTTAAATACTTAAACAACGGTGAGCGCGTCAAGGCGTGTAATGAATTACCACGCTGGGTTTATGCTGATGGCCGTAAGCTTGCTGGCTTAGTTAAGCGCCGAGAGCTGGAGCGCCAGCTATGTTTGAGTGAGTTAAACAATGCTTAGTTTAAATAAGGTTGTTTTTGCAGGCTTAGCAACGATGTTGGGCATTGCTGTTATTAAGTATATGACCGTTGAGTCTGACTTAACGCAAGCGCTTGACGATAACAAGCAGCTTAAGGCGTCAGTAAAAAGTTATAAAAACCATGCAGAGTATTTGACTAATAGTTTGGCAGTTGCTGATCAGCAAAATAAGCAGCTGCTTAAAGAGCGTGACTTACTGGCTAAGTTAAGAGCTGATCATCAACAGCAGCTTACTTCTATTAAAACTCAACTCCAACACTCTACCTCGCAGCTTGATGCGTTAAGGCTTTCAACTAATGAAACAACTAAGACCTGGGCTAACGATTGCGTGCCTAGCACTGTTATCGGCGTGTTCAAGTACGCAAGAGTTGGAGCCTGCAGTAAAGACAATAGTGCAAACTAAATATGAGTTTGTGTTGATGCCTAATGAGTTTATCAAGCCATGTAGTGTTAGTTCTCATGTTGTTGGTGATAATGCATCACATAGCCAGTACACGGCTTATTTAGAGTCTGTTATTGATACGTGCAATGAACAATTATTAAGAGCAAGAAGTTGGAACAATGCGAATAGAGACTAGTGATATAGCTATGCAAAAAGCGGTAAGTGCAACGACTTACAGTGCAAGCTTAGGCGCAGCAGCTGGAGGGATTTTAAGCTTGAACGAATGGGCCATATTACTGGGTATAGTGTTTGCTGCGGGAACCTTCTTGGTTAACGCTTGGTTTCAGCATAAACGTAATGAACGTGAAGCACGTAAGCATGAGGATGATAAAGAGTTTCATCGTGCGCGTATGGATGCACTACATCAAAGCGACCAAGCACAACTGCTTTGCCAAGATAAGTTAAATGGCAACTAAGCCAGGTAATTGGTGCACTAAGTGCAAAGCTGTTCACAGAGGTGAACCATGCCCTAAACGCGTACCGTTTGGCCGTAAGCGTAACGGGAACAAACAATCAGGTAGAGGTGGCCGTGTGTGGCAGCGAACAAGAGAGTTTATATTTCATCGTGATAACTTCTTGTGTCAGATATGCAAAGCTAAAGGTGTCTTGACTTCTGTTGAGTTGCACGGTGCTTACCATGGTATATGTGATCACATTGTGCCTATCAGCCAAGGTGGTGACGATAAGATAGATAACCTTCAGACCATATGCCAAGCATGTGATAAAGAAAAAACAGCACTTGAGTCACGCCACAGCATTGACCCGGGGGTAGGCAAAGTTTAGCGCTACCTCACGTACACCGCCCCCTCAATTAGATTTTTATGCGGGGCAGAATTGAAATTGAAAAACCCATTTGAAGAGATTATTTGGTAATTATGGCAGGTAGATATCCATCAGTAGCAGAGGATAGAACTAACAAGGTAGTTCCGTTCCCTAACTCTACTGAAAACAAGGAAATTAGTGATAAGGACGCGAAAAAGATCGCGACCCAATCGCGTCCGCGTGGAATGTCAAAGCCAGAACAGCAGATATGGAATAGTGATATACCTGAGTATGTAAAGATTAATCGCTTTAAGCCTCACTATATTCGGTTTTTTAAAGAGTACTGCATTGTAATTGCGCGCATGGAAGCGGCCCTTACATACTTAGATGAAAATAATTGGAAGTATACCACTGAAGGCCGCAATGGCATTCAGCATAAAACGCGGCCAGAGGTTAGCCAGTACAATGATGATTGGCGCAAACTAAATAGCTTGATAAATCAGATTGGTGGTAGTCCTGCGACAGATCAGCGGTTTAATAATTTGCAGCCTGGTCTATTTGATGATGTGTACTGAGTTCATCTAAATGCAAAACCGTAGTAATTACCCAACGTTTCAACGTGATCACTTAGCTGATATCGAAAAGTATGCATCTGATGTTTTAAGCGGTAAGCGGCCATCTAACAAATATGAGATGGCCGCTGTAGAACGTGAAAGCCACGACCTAGCAAGGGCAGGCAGTAAGGACTTTCCATATTACTTTGACCCTGAAGCAGCCCTTAAAGTTATTTGGTTTTTAGAAACCTTTAGCCATGTAAAAGGCAAATGGGCCAGAGCAAAAGGGCATGAAGGCTTGCTTAATTTGAGCGGCTGGCAAAAGTGGATAACAGCACAAGTTTACGGTTGGAAACATATAGAAACTCATCGTCGGCGTTTTCGTACAGCATTCACGTTAGTACCACGTAAAAACGGCAAATCTACTTGGGTTGCTCCCATTGGTTTATACATGCTAGCGAATGATGATGAACCAGGCGCTGAAGTTTACTGCGGTGCGACTACACAAAAACAAGCAAACGAAGTGTTTAATCCTGCTAAAAAGATGGCGTTAAAACAACCTATATTTAGACGCCGTTTTAATATTGAATTGTTTGCTCAGCAAATAGAAAAAACAACGGACGGCGGCAAGTTTGAACGCTTAATTGGTAATCCGGGTGATGGTGGTTCGCCTAGTTGTTATTTATGTGACGAATACCACGAACATGATGATGACGACCAACGCGATACGATGATCACCGGCATGGGTGCCAGAGAGCAGCCACTTGAATGGATCATATCAACAGCGGGTTCTAATTGGTTTGGGCCATGTGGGCAATTCCAAAAAGAGTGCCAAGAGATTCTTGAAGGAACCCGCACCGACGAAACCGTTTTTGCCATGATTTACACCATAGATAAAGATGACGACTGGCAA